CTTCATAATCAGTATTAGCCGTATAGTCTGCGTCATTGTAATATTCTAGTCTAAATTTTGCGGTATCGCATTCTTTATTTCGTAGAACATTACATGAGCTCTCTAGGTGATACATGTAGTTATAAGGTAGCGTAAAAAATTCTCTATACAAGTACTTGTTTTTATAGTAAGCAAGCTTCTCTCGGTCTACAAATCCTGTAAAACCTCGATACTCCGCCACTAAAGTGCTTAGATCATCTATACGTTTCTGAGATTGCTCAAACCCTTTACCGTAGATATTATTTCTACCGTATTTAAGGTTAATGAACTTCATCATACTTTTGTTAAGCTCTAAGTCGAGCTCCTGAGAAAGTAGACTGTCGGCCTGGAGTGAATTTATCTTATCCACTCCTTGCCTAACAGCTATATGCATATTATTAATATCCATTTTTACATCCTAACATTAAAGCGACAATTCCTTAAGCTTTGCTCGTAGGACTGTCAACGTTCCTGAATTCTTTTTATCTTTTAAGTATACTACTGCATCTTCAAGAGTCGCGCCAATAACCTCATCTATGTAGATTACTTGGTTACCAATTCTTCTTAAAACACTAGCAGTTACCATCTCTTCAATTTCTGCTTTAACTTCTAAATTCTTATCTGTCGAAAGACGTAAGAACTTTTTAGTTTCAACCCCTTTGATTTCATAAAGAGCATTTTCAATTTGCTCATCAGTCATCCTATCAGGATTGGTACTAGTCATAAGTCTTAATACCCTTTTCATACTCTTAGGATTAGACGATAGTTTGATAAATTCTTTATCAGCGTCTTTTCTAAGTTGAATCTGGTTATTCTTAACCTTATCTTCTCTTGTAGGATCTTGGATATAGAATCGTTTATTATAATCTAATTCCATTTCCTCCTTTGTAAGAGCAACGTGTGGATGTTTAAGTGCAAATTGGTACTTCAGATAATCCATAATACTATCCGGTGTTCCATTCTCACTTACGCCTACATCTAGTTTCACTCCTGTAAATCCAACAGGAATTGACATTTCCGCCCAGAAGGCTTTTGAATGTTTAGGCCAATCTACATGTTCAGGACTAACATCTAAAATCCCTTCCATTAATTCTTTTTCCTCTTTAGCACTTAGGCCTTTTAAGGGTTGTCTATTTACATAGACGCTACTCAGTTTCATAATTGCTTCAGCTCTTACCGCTTTTGGTAAATGGCCGTTAAGCTCTTGTCTTCTGATATAAATCTCTTTACTCATAATTTCAGTTCTTTTTTTAATCTTGTTTGTTAGTGGGGGTAAAGAATACTCTCCCAAATTTTAAGTTAAAAGAAGTGGGGAACTAGTCCCCACATCCTAACCAAAAACCAATATATAAACCGCAACGAATTGCCTTTATGAAGCCGTACAAGTGATGTCTAGCGAAGTATCAAAACGCTTAAGCGCGATACCAGCAGTTTTCAACATATGTACAGATGCACCATCCACGTCAGAAGCTCTAGATGTTCCAGAGTCAAATCCACGAGGTACAACAGAACCAGCTACACACCATCTTAAAAGCTCACGACCTTGTTTAGAGATCATCTGTAAGTTATTCTGACCATCATAATTAGATTGATCTACAAATACCATACGGTAAGATTCAAGAGAGTATCCTGATACTGGGTGTTTAGCACGAGCTTGTGCAACAGCACCGTGATCGAACATAGGTAATTTCACTACGTTGATTACGTGACCATCAATATGCTCATACGAATTAAAGTATCCAGTCATACCTAAGTTACGACCAGAACCTGTGATGAAACGATTCTCTCCACCAATTTTCCAAGAACCTGAAGCCCCTGTGAAATGGTTTTTAAGCGCCTCATCAAATTCACGAGCACCACCGGTACCAGTGTAAAGAGTAACTTGCTTGTTAGCAGCATCAGTCATTCCGTAGAATAAGTCACCAATGATGTTCTTAAGCTTAGTTTCAGTCATTACAGAATAAGTATCCTTGTTGATTACTTGTTCTAGTAAACCAGGTCCAACGATTACCGGTTGCCCGTTTTCATCTTTCATAGCAGTGTGACCGTTTGAATCGTAAGATTTCTCACCGTACCAGTAGTACATTTCACACTCTTCTTTGAAGTCAAGCATGTGTAAGTATTCTTCGTAATCCATCCACAACTTAGTTGTTGATCCACCTTTAGTAGGTAAAGCAAATTCAGCTACGAAGTCTTTAGCGTTACCAGACATGTGGTAAGACTTACGAACTGTAGTTAATTTGTTACGAACTAAACCTGGTGTATCCCAATTCGAAGCATTTCCACGAGAGAAATCAACTCCTACTGGTGCATACATTTGAGCCCAAAGAGACCCAGCTACACAGTCAGTTGCAGGAATAGAAGCGGTTACAGAAGGACTTACAACTTGTAAAGTGTATTTCCAGTTTGAACCTACTGCTTCAGGTGCTTTCATAATACGAGCTTGAGCTCCAGACTGAGAAACTAATACGTAAGGAAATACGAAGTGTTTATCAGGGAATTCTAATTCGAAAGCCATACCACCAGCGCCTTGTGCACCAGAGTTTGTTGCCGCTACCGGACGAGTTCTCAATCTATGTGTCGAAACACGGTACTCATATTCTAGTCTGTCAATTGACTTAGTATTACCTACACCTTCAGTTAAGAAAGATAGTGGAAACCTCTTGTCGTCTTTACCAGACAAATGAGTGATGATTGGAGATAACTCAGCAGGTTTAGATAACAACGCGTTCGCTAAACTGTTCATGTCAGTCATTTGCGAATCATTGTAAAAGCGTTTTTGAACGCTTATATTTGTTCCATTTGCCATTTTTATCTGTTTTAAAAATTATATATGCAGTTGTGTTTCCACTAATTGCCTTGTTTATAAACTAAGATCTAAATCCTCAATATCAAAAGATGTCTTACCTCTTGGAGACTTACGCGCACTCTTTATAGAGCCTGCGTTCTTTGATATTTTGTCTCTGAGAGACCTAGCATTCTTAGTTGTCGCCTTCTTGCTTATAATGTCATCTAACTTGAACCCCTTATACATAAGGAAATCAATTGCTAACTTTACATCCATTTCAGCCTCATTGTGATCTACATCACGTTGGGTGTTACCTTCTTTGTTTATAGGTTTTGATATATAATCAAAGAACTTACCCTTATCTTTTTCCGGAACTGTTAATCCCGCAAACTCTTCCGAGTCGTTAATAGTCTTATGGACACCGTCCCAAAACTCAGCTTGGTTCTTCTCAGAAGTAGCTCTATCTTCTTTTTGCTTAGTGATTAGCGTTTGTCGATCCTCATTCTGCGTTTTAGCTAATGCTGTTTTTGCAGCAGTTGCTTTCTGGTGAAGTTTCCCAGTATCTTCGTAATCATCTAAAAGATCATTGATAAAATCTTTATCGTGCCCTTTAGATGCGAAGTAATCTCCTAAGATAGACTTTTGACCTTTTACGTCACTCTCATCTAACTCAATTTTGTTATAATCTAGAGTAGGATCGTAAGCTTTCATAAAGTCTTGCGACTGTCCACCGTCCATAACGTAGTTTAGATGATCTTTAATTAGAGGAAACTTTTCAAATAGTTCATCTAATTGTGATTCAGCCATCCTAGCTCCCATATCTTTGGTAAGCTTTGTAAGACCTTCTGCAGTGTCTGCGTATTCTTCGTCAGATTCATAACCTAATTTAGAAAGGATTTCTCCTACAACACTATCATCTTCACCCTCTTCGTCTTCAGAATCGCCTGCAGAATCATCTGCATCTTCTTCTTCTTCCTCTTTTTTATCCTCTTTATCCTCTTTCACTTCAGGTTTTAAATCCTCAGCGTCTTTGTCTAAATCGTCGTCAGCTCCATCTGGTGCTGGCTCTTTGTCATCGTCTAGGACTACATCTTCGATGCCTTCCCCCAACATGTCATCAAAAGAGATGTCCTCCAAAGAGATGTTGTTATCGTTCTTGTTCATATTGCTTGGTTTTTACAAACATAGTTAAAATTTATACATGTCTGATATTAGTTTTGCTTTTTGGTAAGCACTTTATTATATACCACTTATGTGTCTGATTCAGCTGGTATAGCATTTTTAGCAAGCTTCAGAGACATCTTAGCTGCTTTGTTTTTGGTAAACGTTGAAGACAGGTATGCAAGCGCGTCAGTATACTTACCTTTAACTACGGATGCCCCTGTTTTAATTAGATCCTTAGAGTTTTCTACTAAGTATTTACTCACCTTCTTTCCATAAGGTAACTTACCAAGTGGGTTATTCATATTTATAGCTATAGAAGCAGCTGTAGCTGCGTCATTTGAATCTGCCTCTCCTTTGATTGTTTTAAGAGCAACATTACCTAATGTTGGAAGCGCAAGTGGCAATGCCTGTACTTTAGATCCGTGGTACAATGTTTTTAATGCTCCTACTCCGTATTTACCATTCTTAAGCATCTCTATACCTGACTTTACTGCCGCTACTTCATACTTACCTGCTTTATATACAGAATTCACTAAGTTTGAGGCCCCAGCATTTGCACCAAGTCCTGGAACTGGTGCCATTGTAGATGCAGCAAGTAGTCCGGCATCTTTAGTACCTTCTATTACATTCCCCCATAAATCTCCAGAGTCCCCAGTTGTGTTCTTCATAGCTCCTCTAGCAACCGGATTGTTCTTATATTGATTTCTCATATAAGCTTGATTCTGAGAAGACCTAGCCATAGGAGTTCCCATCCAATCCTTAGGAGCGTGATTCTCTCCTCCTCCCCATACTTCACCATCGTTAGACAATTCTATCGTATCAAGGTCTGGCATAACAGCTACTTGCTCTCCGTCTATTTCTTGCATGTTAGCTAAAGAGTTGCTGCTATACGCCTTCCTGTAATTCGCAAGCCCCTCTCTTGTGGTAGTATCTAAATTTACCCCACCTTCTTGGTACTTACCTTTAAATCCACCTGTCTTATATGCAGGGGTTTCAACTACTGTTCCTTTTGAAGGACCTGTAGGTAAACTTTCTACCCCCGGAGGAACAGCCTTAAAGGATTGCATTAGATGGCCTTGCTCATCATACTTACTAATATCCATAGGAACCTTCATCCCTTTAGTGTTGAAAGATGTGTTAGCAGGTACATTAGGAAAAGACATAGATGCTCCAGTGTTACCTGCTGCATGCTGTTCTCTTAATCCCGTTTGTTTCTCTTCTGGTGTAGAAGCTGTTAACATCTGCGGATCCTGTTGAGGCTGTAGAAGCTGAGATACATCACCACCTTGAGAGGCGTGTGCGAATAAATCCATCACACTTCCCTCGTAGTTGGACGATTTAGCTTGATTTAATATGTCTCTACGTCGCTTATTGTCCAGCATCTTTGTTAGCATTTTTGTTAGCCTCTCTCTGAATAGAGTTCTTCTCTCTGTCTATGTTGTTCTTATCAGAGTCAGTTCCAAGCTTTGCATCTAATTCTTTCTCTTTAAGGTCAAGCTCTCTTTGCTTAACTTCAAATTCTTGCATCATCTTCTGAAGATTGAAACTATCTCCTTCTGGATTTTGCCTAGCCTCTGCACCTATAAGAGCTATTTCTATTTCTGTTTGTCTATCTTTTTCTTTATCTAAAGACTCTTGCTCCGCTTTAGCTTGATCAGCTTGTGCTTGCATTTGTTGTCCCTCTTGCATAGCTTTCTGCTGTGCTGCCTCTAATTCATCTGCAGCTTTTTCAGCTTTCTTAAGCTTAGATTTAATCTGTGGGAAACTATCAGAGTCTAACATCTCTGCTACTGTAGAAGCTTTCGTACCATTCTGTACCATTGCCTGAGTTAAACCTTTAATCTGGTCTAGTTTCATTTGATCTTTACCAGCATCTGACATGAAGATTCCATAATTAGATTCCATATGAGTCATAGAGTCTAGGTCTAAGAAATCTGTAGTACCATCAGGCATTACAAACATAGCTTTCTTACCTGTTAACCACGCTTCCTTAGAATAATCTAATAAAGCTTGGAAATCTCTTTGCTCTAATCTCCCAAACTTACGGAATAGATCCTCTGTAATGTGAGATGACTGCAATATAGCCTGCTGACTGGACGCTTTACCTTCGTATGCTCCTATCTCACCCTGACGCTGTCTATTGACACCAGAGAGCTTCTCCCACTCCATCATGATAGAGTCTAGTAGTATAATATACTGCTGAATAGTCTTAATAGACATATCTAGTACAGATTGATGCTGAGGAGAGAGAGTTACACCCTCTTTATTGTAATCTACCCATGCAATACCTGTACCTTCTACGTAGTACATAAACTTATCCATATCCCACTTCTTAGGGATCATGTTAATGTCAAATTGAGCTACAATATCTTTACTTCTTGCGATAGCAAGCTCTAATCTGTACTTATAGATGTTATAGTTAAGTTGGAACGGTATCCCTAAAGATACTAATGATATGTTCGCACTATTTACATCAGAATACCTTCTACCATTAATAGGTAGTTTACATTTAGATGGATTATCTAAAGATGAGCGTTGGTTTTCTAGGGGGCGTATATCTATGAAGAATCTACCGTCTATGCGGGTACCTCCCCAAACTTCATTTACCCATAACCACTTTATAGTAGCTCCTGACGCCTTTAACTCTGGCGGCATCTTATATCCTTCCTCAACCTCTATCTCTTCAACAGATTCAGAGTCCGGATCCATGTATGTTACAAACCCTAAACGTTTTCTTGACTTCCAATATACCTCTACTACCTCTATAAGTCTGGCTCTCAGGGAGTCAGAGTCTGCAGAGCTCGAAGCCTGAGACAGGAAGTTACCACTTTCCATATGGGAAGGGCTTTCTAATTCTAGTACTTGGGTATCTGTTAGGGAGTCGTAATAATGATCTATAACTGTTGAAGCATGTACACGCTTTCTAGATAGTGCCCAATCCCCATCTTCTACGAACTCCAAATCTGGATCCTTATCGTAGTCAATATCTATTGGGTTCAACACATCATAAAAAGGTTCACTATGTCTTACACCTCTATGGGTGTACACTTCTCCAGAAATTAGGAAGTGAAACCATGCTTTTTGTAACTTATCGTAGATTTCCTGCTCTTGCATGATGTAGTTCATAGCATACTGACCTTTGATTGCTCTATTGTCAACATAACTATCCTCGAACTGCCCTGCAATGTGCTCTGGCATTGGAATCTCTTCTGGCATTTGCCCTCCCTGAACTAATTCAGGATTCTGCTCCGCCATAACCTTTAAGAATTGCATCTCAAGGTTCTTATATATAACTTGTTGCTTAGCGTTTTCTTTTTCAGAGACTGCGTCTGCATTCTGCACTGTAACCGTATAATTAAGAGGTCGTTTAGACTTCTCCCCTAATAGCAGATCTATTATAGGTTTGATTATAGGGTAATTCCGCATTTTAGATGGGAAATTCTTACGTGACTTACCATAAGGTTTAAGCACGTAATCATAATCAGAGTCTTCAATAGCTCCGTTATAATAGTCGTAGAGAAGTTTTAGAGAATCGCCTCTCTTACTAGATCCGTTGTCGGATAAGTTTATAAAAGCCTTTACGCAGCTTTCTCTCCATTCTTTTGTTTTCTTTGACAGCGCTAACTTCTGCTGTGGTATATTTTCTCCTCCTACGTGCATCCTACAAAAATAATTAATTTATGTTCTACTTCCAGTGGTTTTATAATTTTAAGGTTATCCTTATATTATACCACTAATAATAATTAGAATCAAACCAGCTATCTACAGCTCTATCATCTAGATTTTCACGAACTTCCGAGTTATATAGCTCCCTGGTGTGGTACATACCCACCATTAGAGACATAACCCTATCAAAGTTACCCATGTGGTTAAACTTTATCAGCTCCTGAAGAAGAGCAAGGTCGTAAATTTTATGCATATTCAAAATAACAGAACCATCTTCATTAGTTCTTCGTACAGTATTAAGCCAATCCCTAATGTACAACTCTCCTTGCCTTTTTCTAGGCTCTGTAGTGTGCATCCCGTATTGACGCTTAACTGTTTTACTTCTAAGGTCTTTTTTATCCAACATTTCAAACTCCTCTTGGAGCCTGTGTAATTTTCTGTGCCTCCTAGCATATGCAATAACCTCTCCACGGTCATTCTCAAATCCTATCTTAGCATTGTAATAATCCGCCAACATAAACAGGTTCCTATTGTATTCATCCTGCGAATGAGGTCTACCTACATAAGAAGCTACAATCATATCGTCGGGGGATGATATGTTGTTCATCCTCTTTAATACATATGTAGACCCCAAAGAAGAAGAATCCGCTGACTTGTTCTGGCCGTATGGATCATGACATATTATGTATAAGTTTGCAGGCACCTTCTGTGTCTCATTCTTATACGGAGATTCATAAATAATGACTGCTCCGTTTAGATTATCTTCCTTTCTGTGCGGGTATCTCACGATAGGTTTTGCATCCCCATCAAGTGTGAACTCAATTGTGTTATCCTTCCCATGAAACAGTTTACCTGCAGTACCTACTCTGTCTAACTTGTTAACTTTCACATTATTATAGTGTGCTTGTAAAGAAGTTATATCAAATAGATTAGCTGATACCTGTAGAGTAGCTTCTCTAGGATTCATAGGGTGTTCAGCTATATACTGATCTAAAGCTTTAGGATCATTAGTCCCTTTCTTCTTTGTCCTATTCAATTCCTCAAAAGCTACGGCTGCGTCCTTATCTGAGTTCCCATCTGCATCAATAAACCCCTCAAGGTTTTCGTAGATAGGTACAAAGTGCCCACAAGTAGTTCCTTGCGCGCCGTCGTCCCATATGTTTGAAAAAGGCAAGCAATCATACGACTCAGGGTTGTAGAATAACTCTTCCATCCCTTCAAAGTCTGCTCCTTCTGTACCACCAGTACCAAAAGCTACCATAGTACCAAGAGTGTTTGCACCTTGACGCATTGTAGGCATTGCTACCTCCCATGCTTTCAATAATCCTGGAAGCGCCCCGGCTTCCTCAAAGAAAATCAATTCCCCTGCCTTACCACGGACCTTATCCGGATTATCCTTTAAAGATACGCCAATTATCTGAGACTTCATGCCTAATTCTACATCAGCTCCACCTACATTCTTCTTATACCCCGACATTTTGTGCATCTCACGATCACGTAGTCTAGGTTGTGTCCATGCGGTGTTGTCATCTACGAATGAAAGTATTTCCCACGCCTTAGAGAGTAAACCATCACCAATGATGTATTCTTTCTGCCCAGCAAATACGTAATTCTTACTATTCCTTACATGGAAGTAGTTTCTAGCCAACATTGCAGCCGCCTTATAAGAATATCCCTTACGACGTGCTTTTAATACTGTTAAATGCTTGTTTGTTTTTCTACAGGTGTCTAGAGCGTTAAAATACTTACAATCTCCATCATAAAACGCTGGAAAAGATCTATCACGTCTAGCAATCTCTGTTCCGTCAGGTAAAATCTCTTTAACGGACCTGTCAATAGGACAATAATTAAGATAGAAGTAATGGTTACCTGTTATAGTTAAATCACCAACAGTATGACCATACAAACACTTCTTACGTTCTGAATCCCAGAAATCATAGTACGCTTGCGTACCGGATAGGGCAGAAGTGTAGTGTCCGTTCTCCATAAACTCTATCGCACGTATGCGTAATGAGTCTGTGTTCTTATACATTCTTTATAGAGGCTAGTTCATCACATTTACCGTACTCTTCCATATCTGAATAGTAATCCATCAAGAAATCTATTAAATGTCCTGGGTTATTAAAGTCCAATGGAAGTATAGGCTCGTTTTTCCCTGTAAAGGACTCTAAACTTCTCTTACCTGTAACTACTAAGTACGCATTATGCATTGCCTTTTCATTACCTTCTATATCTTCAAGAAAATTCATTATACACTGTATTTATTTACTACTACTCCTCCTCTATTTGGAGAAGCTGTCTGTTCGTCTTTCTTAACGTGCGCTTCTAGCTTAGCTAATCCATCAACAACATCCGCCATCTTAGAAATGTTAGCAACCAAATCCTTGGCACTATATATAGGCTTTCCGTTATCATCCATCAAAGTTAAATCTATTGTTTCTAGATATACCTCCAGTTTATTCACTGCAGACCTAGCTGCCTTCAACAACTTCACTGATGTCGTCTCCTGTAAGAGCTTATACTTCTCACACGCTGCAAGTACAACCGTATCTGCATTCCAATTTATACTAAATATACTAGAAGCTACTTCTGCCTCACGCATATCCGCAGCATACGCAGCAAACGGAGAATTATGGTCGCACATATGATAAATATACGCTAATTCTTTTGTTCCCTGCTTTCTAGACGCAACTTTTGCAAATTCTTTGATTGCTAAAGTGTACCCAGATGCTATTACTTTCTTATCGCTTACTATTAGCAGCTCCATCTTGTACATGTTTTATTCTGCCCTTCTTTGCAGAGAATTTACCAAAATATGGTAAGCGTACAGGTTCAAAATCCCCCTTACGCATAATCTTCGCTACAAACTTGAACTGATACTCTATAACTTCCTCCACCTTACTTAAAGGTAGATTATACTTTGTCGCCATCTTCTGGATCAGGCTTTGTTTTATGTTGCTCATCGCTCATCATCATTTCTGGTTCCCACTTACTAGGTATCGCTGGACAGTCTGAAGTTTTCCACTTTGCTTTGTGTTCTAACATACATCCACATTTACCACACCTCATTGCATCCTTTATAAGAAAGGGGCAAGTATTGCAAACCTCCAACCTCTTCTCATAGTTCTCAGCACTCACATTAGGAGCACCTTTCGCAACGTACTCCGCTAACTCTTTAGCAAAGTTAGTCGTCATAGTAAGTAAGCTGGGTAATTTTGGTTTCTCTTTCATGAAAAATCTGTTCTAACTATCTCCTCTACTTCCCCGTCTGGGGCTTGTAAGATTATAATATATTGTTCCTCTAAATAAAATTCTGTAATCACTAATCCGGAGTCTTGTAATTCCTTACTCCCTCCACCGTATAGATACTTGAACATTCTTGTTGTTGGGGTCTAATAATTTATTTAAACTGTAAATACCCACACCTTTCACTAAAGCTTTTTTATCCTTCAGTTTCTTAATGTAAACATTCAACAGATCCTTATCTTTAAGTCCTAACTCTTCCGCTACCTTAACCTTGTGGCGTATAGCGCATAAATCATGGACTGTATCAGCAGTCTCTATAAACAACTCTAATATCTTCAACTCTTTTGGGGTCATATTGAACAACCCGTTCCAGAACTGTAAGTAGTTAGCTGTCGTTGCTACTGGTATCGTTATCTTCTTCATTTTCTACTGTAATTATTATGTAGTACGTGTAGTCCCCTATTAAAATCTCCATATCCCAAGTAGAATTGATATTCTTCTCGGTCCATGAATGTAAACTAGCTTCAAATTTTAACATAAGGGTTACAAGTTCTTCTAAGTCTTGGGTTGCAAATTTAGTTCTTATCATCTTTTAACATTATACGGGCCCGCCCAGAATCAACAACGATTTTAGATGTGCCTGACTGTCTGTTAAATTCATCCACTAAAGGTTGTAGATCTGCTCGTGAGCATATGTAACTTAAGAATACTTGAAGTTCTTTTGTGGAAAGCTTGGAAGCGTGGAGTATTCCATCCGCCGCTTTCTTAGCTTCTACCAAATCTTCATAATCCTTTAAGCTTATAGTGACAGTACCATTCATTACATTACACCTAAAATCTGGTGCTCAGGTATCATGATGTAACTCTTGTTATCTAAATCAACCATCAAAGCTTCCATACGTGGATCAATCATAACTAAATCTCCAGGCTTTGCAAAAAAGCACTGAGGGCCAACTGCCTCAACTGTAAGAATGTTAGTTTTCATTTGATTCACAGTCTGGTCGTCTAAAATGATTCCGGAGTCTGTTGTTTTCTTTGCTGGGTTGGGTAGAATTACCCACATCCCGTTTGGTTTGAATTCCATAATATGTATATTGGTTTAAGCAAATATATAAAAGAAATGTATAGAAAACAATTTAAACAAAAGGTTTTATTTCTGCTTTGTGTTTACTACCTTATGGGCATATAAAAATTTATTGGGAAACAATGGGAATTAAAGTAGTAAAGGGAGGGATCCTTATGCTTACGCTAGTATTACTGGCAAGCATGATATGCGCTGTAGAAGGATGGGGATTATTTGTAACACCGGTATCAGTACTGGGTGTACATCCATTGACAAGGAGGTATTTCACGTATTTCATTGTCATACAAACAATGATTCTAGCCGCATTATACAAACGGAAGAACGTCAAACCTATACTTGTATTTGTGGGATTAGCTTCGCTTTCGCTTATCGCAATATACGACATGCATGCGTTCAGTTCCTTCCATAACATCTTTGCGGCGATATTTTTCCTATGCCAACCATTGATATTCTTCTTGGAGTACTATGATAAGAAAGATAGATATGCCTTAACCAAAGGCGCAGTGTTGACATTTCTAATGATCCTCCTACTCGCAGATGTTATACCTATACCTGTCTTTGAGTTCTTATCATATAGCTTACTGATACTTTTTCTCTAAGACATATTTATCCCCCTTGGGATTTGATTTTTTCAAATTAGATTTCTTTTTAGCAGTGCTTCTCTGTTAATAGAGACCAAAGGATAGTAAGCCTGGTGTTAATTCACCGCACGTACCTGTGTGCATTCTATCCTAACTAAATCTTATACTAATTCTTTTCGAGACTATTGGAGAAAACTCTATTCCTTATTTAGGAACTACAATCCAACTTCTGACCCCTTTTTTGATTACCGAGGGGTGATACTTATAAAGTGTCTCTATGCAAATATACTAAAAATAATCTAACTTCCGCAGTTTTCACAGTCTGGATTATTAATACTGCATGCCTCTGGTTGTTCTTTATTTTCTAAATCATCCAACCAACTATCCATATCTCCGTTGGTACTCTGGGCTTTCTTACATTTACAGTTTCCACCGCATTTACATTCTCTCTCGTTACTCATAACTTTATTTTTTAGCGGTTAAAAAAGACCCCTTTGATAGAGAGGTCTTTAGTATTTTCCGTACCTGTTCGTAATGGTGCAGTAGCAACACATATCAAAAAGACACCTGCCCTGGCTTACCGTTCCTATAAAACTCTTAGGATAGCGAAATTCCTTGTCCATACAAAGGTAGAAATTTTAGCGACTAATGGAAATTTTCCAGATAAAATTTTTAGAAAATTTAGGAAATTCGTGGATGCATAGGGGAACTAAGACAAAGACCCCCTCTATGTGCCGGAAATTAAGGGATACCCCTTGATGTAAATAAACTGTATATTATGAAAGTAATTATTAGAGTACCAGAGCAGAACAATGTAGATAAGAACGGTAACCCATTACGTTACGGATTCTACGACGGTGATGCGTATAATAGTGAAGGAGAGCTTATCAAGGCGTCGCAAATCATTAGCGTTAGAAACCCAGAGCTCTTCGAGAAGTTCGTAACAGGGTTGGTAGTAGTATTAGATGTGTAGCCTTTGGCTACTCATTTTTTTTAAGGTGGTTAGTCATGGTATGGGATACGATAGTAGTAGACTGTGTGTCACCGTGTTGGCTACCACCAATACACCTCATATCATCCGATCTGTGATCTGTCACATTTGATCTTATTGTATTGTATAACATAAACTCTAAAGATGAACAAACTAGAAGAAGTAAAGGTATCACATAAAGAGGCACATGATGCACATGTATTGATGCTTAAGTTACAAGAAGAATTAGAAGTTGCAAAAGATACAATAAGAACGTATCAAAGACAAAACCTAAACAAATAAACATGGAGAAGTTACACTTAACAATCATCGTAATACTAGCTGTTATATTAACAACATTAGTATACACAATGTCAGAAAACTTAGAGATAAGATGTCTTATAACTTTGATGGATCTTCCAATCGTATTATTAATCGCAAATAACATGTACACAGCAGATGATACCAAATAAACTTACTTACACACAGCATAAGATTGCTGATCTAACCGATAAGTTTAACCATTACAAGAGAACAATACAAGACTTGAACGAGCATTGTGTATCTCAATATGGGATAACCTTAGATCAGTTAGAGGAATTTACAGAAGGTGTTCAAAAGGATCTTAGTGATCTTAACGCCAGAGTTGAATAGATTTGAGCCATACCTAAGCATGTATTCAAACTGCTTATTTTATTAACTAACAAGTAAAATGCCAATGAAACATTTAAACTACCAAACGGAGACGTTTACGTTGCATGTGGAGGTACAAGACGTACTTACGCAGAATGATAAAGACTTGATAACAGTCTTATTCAAAACATTAGTAGATGAAACTGCAACTGCAGAAGTAGAGGTTAAGATAGTACATCCACCTTCTACTACAATGTTTAAGATCCACGAGAAAGATGTTCGTGAACAAGTATTGAGAACATTAATCGAGAAGAACTTAGAAGTATCTTGTAAAGATGGAGTATGTAGATTACCTAGAACAGTAGGTGAGATACCACCAAATCTTTTGTTGAAGTCTAGTGTGACTTACAAGAAAGCAAGACAGAAGTTATATTATCTACTAAAGAAGAAAGCGTAATGACAAATAAAGAGAAGAAAGAGTTAAGAAGAGATGAAGCTATTGAAAGAGCTTCAACAAGAGAAACGTTCTTGAATAAGAATGGAAGAGAAGGGTATATTACTCTTCTTGGACATTTGAATACTATGTTCCCTGATGGAGCAAAGAAAGAGAAGGCGAAATTAACTAAGATGATTGCAGCATGCAAGTAGTTAAGATAACTTGCCCTGAATGTGGTAACGATAAAGGATATATGATTGATGAATATCCTCAACTTGCTGAATGTTCTAAGTGTGACCATCTAACTGATGTGTCATGAGCAGTCAAGAGTTTAATCTGCTTCGAATAGAGGCAATGGAAAAGAGAATAAGTGAGTTGGAGAAATCCAACTTACTTTATGCTCTTATGTTATTTACTGTGGATTCATTACCAATTGATGATCCAATGTATTCTAAAGCTGAACAAGTATTTCTAGAACAGAGAATGCAGAAAGCTTTAGATAAACAAATAGTAAGAGATGACTATGTAGATAGTTTGAATATTGAATAGTATTAATCACTGCTTAATCTGCCCTTGAGGTGAAGTGAGCTTTATTGTGCAAGTCATAGGTGATTATTTAAGATAAAGCTAAAACATTTATGATTGCCCTCACCTGTAAAGGTTAGTAGCAGACTGCAGTTAGCAAAAGAAGCTGTGAATGGAGTTCTTGACGGAGAACATAGCTTTTATCTTTTAACATAACAAACATTAAACAAGAAAGTGTCGCTTGGAGCGTTGTTTCCTACAGTTTACAACTCAAGTGGTTCGATTCCACTCACTTTCACTATTAGGTCCAAACAGAAACCTACAAACAATTCTGTATTACTTACATATTAAACATTACCGAACATGAAAAATGTTTTAAACAGTGGTGACATCAAGTCACTAAAAGAAGGTCAAGTATTACTAACACAAATTAGAGAAGTAGCTAATGGATTTATGTCCATTGAATTAGCTGAAGTTAAGAAAGGATCTAAAGGCTTATCAGCTGTATTCTTATTTAATAAATCAGACAACAGGTTCTCTAACAACAGTGCTAGAAGAGCTTGGCAAAATGGACAACCTTCAGATATTGAAGAGTTGTTGAACATTAGTTGTGATGATTCTCAACCTTGGGTAATAAACGACAAAGGGTTTAAAGTATTAGAATTGAACATTCTTAATCCAGTAGCATCTTATGAAGGTACTGATTATGTAATGAGAGTTCAGATACAAGAAACAACACAACCAAGTGATTACCAAGCAGCAAATGTTGAGTCAGCTGCTAAGCGTAAAGGTAAGAATGGAGATTTTATCACTCACGGTGATGAATACATCTTTACTAATGCTACTATCGTATTTAATGAGCCTGAAGATATTACTCTTGAGGCTGATACTCTAAGTGTTGAAACAAAAGCTACCCATGTGGTGGAGCGGGTTGACACACTAACAGGAGAGATATTTAGTTAGTAGTATAAACAAAATTGATGTATCGCTTGTATGGTACATTAATTTTGTTTACATTTGATGCACTAAAGATTATATATTAACGCATATGTATCAAAAACATATATAAGCCAATATCCATTTGCTTTAGAGAGGGACATTCGTCCCTTTCTTTGTTTTTGATATTTACTAAATAGACTATTATGGGATGGATGAAACACATCATGGATCTTGCTCAGGATGAACAAGAGCTAAAAGACTTCGAAAGACTGTATTTACAGACACTTGAAGATGAAGAGCACGAGTTAGTATTTAGAGGAGTAAAAATAACAACGGATCAAGCTGAAGGTATATTGAAGATAGTATGTGATTTCAAAGCATGATATACTTTATATCTAACACCAAGAGTCTTGATGCAACATTTAAAGATGCTACAATAGACGATGTCGTTGAGTATTGTGGATCTAAACCTGTACTAGGTGTAGATACTGAAACGGAGGGCTTAGACTTCACGTCAGATAAGATGATTATGTTCCAGATAGGTGACAAAGACAATCAATTTGTTATTGATACTAGATTTATTAGTATTGAACCCTTGAAGGATATATTAGAGAGTAGAAAGCAATTGAAAATATTACACAATGCCAAGTTTGATTATAAGTTCATAAAGAAATGGGCTAATATCACAATGGAGAATGTGTATGATACATTTTTAGCAGAGAAAGTTCTTAATTGCGGTAAAGACCTTAGGTATGGGTTAGGACATTTATGTCTTAGATACCTAAAGGTTGAGCTGAAGAAAGAGGTAAGGATGCAGTTCACTACAATTGGAGGTAATCCATTTAGTGACAGTCAGATAACTTACGGAGCGAAAGATGTTGAGCACTTGTGTGCTATTAGAGAATTGCAATTACCTTTTGTTGAGTCGCTGAAGCTACAAGCAGTTGTAGATTTAGAGAACCAAGCAACATTAGGATTTGCAGACATTGAATACAATGGGCTTGATATTGATAGAGATGCCTGGATTGAATTATCCAAGGAGTCTACTAAGGAGGCACACGACATAGGTGTGAACTTAGATAAGATGATTATCATTGATAGACAATTTGATGAGTTTGTTGCTACATATTTACAAGGAGACCTATTTATACCCACATCTGAATTAAGAGATGTGTTAATTAAATGGACTTCACCTAAACAGGTATTAGCTGTATTTAGAAAGCTAGTACCTAAATTAGAGAATGTGAATGGTAAAGAGATGTACAAGTATAGAAGGGAGTTCCCTCTTATTGATCGGTACATCCAATACAAGGAGAAGAAGAAACTATCCACGAGTTATGGAGAGGACTTCTTTAAGTTTGTATCAAGTGATGGTAAGATACATACTAACTTCAATCAGATATTAGATACTGGTAGAGTAAGTAGTAGTAAGCCTAACATGCAACAGATACCTGCAAATAATAAGTTTCGTAACTGTTTCGTAGCACCCAAGGATTGGTGCTTCGTATCTTCAGATTATAGTAGCCAAGAGCTTAATGTTATTGCCTTTGGAAGTAAAGACCCTGTGTGGTTGAATGCTTTAACCAATGGACAAGATTTACACTCGGTATGTGCTGACTTAGTTTATGGAGAGAAATGGTATGCCGCAGCTGAAGAAGATTGTGCATATTTTGTACAAGATGCTAAACAGAAGTGTAGATGCCCTGAGCATAAGAAACTTAGAACAAATGTTAAGACAGTTAACTTTGGGTTAGCCTATGGTATGGGCCCAAGTAAACTAGCAGATACTTTGAGTATTCCTTTGAAGGATGCTGAAACATTGATTGAGGAATACTTTATAGCGTTCCCATCAATAGGTGCATTCTTAGATAAGTTAGGAAACTATGGGAAGAAATTTGGATACATCAAGACCTTCCCTCCATTTAATAGGAAGAGATGGTTCCCTGAATGGTACCCAAGTATTGCCAAGAACAAGTCATCAATCAAAGAGCTTAGTAGTATTGAGCGCGCATCCAAGAACACACCAATACAAGGATGTAGTGCAGATATGACCAAGCTTGCTATTATTAAGATACGTGAGTTTCTTAGTAATAATGATGTACCTGTTAAGATGGTAATGACTGTACATGATCAGATTGATACTATCTGTGATATTAAATACGCAGATGTATGGGTAACTAAGATGACAGAGTTAATGGAGGAAGCTGCATTAGCTGTTGTAACTAACGGTTTATTGAAATCAGACACTAACATAAGTAAGTCATGGGAGAAATAGAGAGTAGAAAGGAATTCATTACTCGTATGTTTTTATTTATGAACGAGTTACCACAAGAGAAGAAGACTGACTTTAACACAATACTATGCTTCCTTGAGTTTCAAATGAAACTAAGAGAGATGGACTACATAAAGCTTGCAGTTAAGAAAATGATTGCAGGTGTAGAAGATGTATCAAGACCTACTTACGCTCAAAAGGCGAGGATGATACATATGTTTGAATCAACCTTCTCTGAAGTGGATTATAAATTCGTTGCAGCAACTGACCAAGAAAAGTTTGATTTCTTGACCAGTAAGTCAACTAAAGAATACAAAAGTGAGCAAGCTACTTGAATGCTGCACCACAAGTCCCCGTCCTTATTCTCTTTGAGTGAATAATTCATCTAGGCGGGGCACACATAAAGTAAAGGAAATACTTATTAAAACCATTATGGACAAAGAGAGATTAATACACAAGAGAATTATACGGAAAGAGTATAAAGATGTACGATTAGAGGCTAGAACACAGAGAAGAGAGGCTCTGAAGAAGAAGAAAGCTGTATACAAATGCGCTTACGAGTTAGTAATGGGGCATGAACCTGTTAAATCTTCAACAGGAATAGATAGAAAGGGCCCACATTATAGGACACAAGGTGCTACTATGAATGGGCAAAAACTTTAACCATTGGTGGTTGTGGAGTAGTATCTTGAATGAATAGGATTCAGCTTCCACGGGAGGGTAGCTCAGTTGGTTAGAGCCTTGGTGCGTAGGTTCGAGTCCTACCCCTTCGACTATTACAAGGATTGTTGCAGTTGGAGCTGTGAGCCTCTATCGAGGAGGTACTACATAAAAGGCTCTACTATTGATGCCCACGAAGTTCTGAACAAGGCTATACATAGATGCAGTTAGTAGTAAGGTGGTTCGATTCCATCATCCTTGACTATTACGAGAGGTGACTGCGTGAGT